GGCGCAGCGCGCATTAGAGGCAGAGGCTGCGCTTAATGCACGGCACGATGTGCTGGCGCCGTATGAGTCAAAACCGAGCGGCAAGCTAGGTAGAGATCCAGAAGCGCGATCTGTACTGAAGCAAGGTGTTGAGCCTAATATTGTGCAAATGATTAAAACATCTAGCGGCCCTACGCGATTTAACATGGCCCGCATGCTAAGCAACACTGAGTCTATTCTTAAAAACAAATCTGGATTTAATGATAAGCGGCCCCTGAATGTGGTCGGTGACTCTGTTGGACAGCGGTTGATCGACCTGCGTAAGGTTGCCAATGAGGATCGTATTGCTTTAGAAAAAATCCGTAGCAAAGACTTACCAGGGTTGGCAGTTGATACTACAGGCATTAAGACGGCGTTTAATGACGCAATGCAGCAGTACGGAATTACACTTACCCGAGGTGAGGACGGCAAGCTTAACTTTGACTACGCTGCTTCTGAGTTGTATAAAGACCGCCAGGGTCAACGCCTGGTTGAAGAGGTTGCAGATATTCTAAGTAACTTTGACGCGCAAAACTTAAACGCCGCTCAAGCGCACCTAGCTAAGAAGCAGATAGACTCTCTTTTGAACTACGAGAAGATTGATGTCGGCGGTGTGTCTGATATTGGGGAGCGTATTGCTAAGCAAGTCCGACTGGCGACTAACGACTCAATTAGAGCGGTGTCACCTGAGTACGCAGCAGTTAATGACCGCCTAACATCTGTTCTTGATGTTTTTAATGAAGTACAACGAGCCGCTGGCAAGCGCATTAATCTGTTTGACCCTGAGACTAACTCTCGTCAGCTAGGCCAAGAAATGCGCAAGGTTTTAACTAATTATAAAACCGGGCCTGAGCTTGAAAAAGCAATTAAAAACTTGCAGTCTGTAGCCGGGCAGTTTGGTTTGGAGTTGGGTGATAATCTGGCTGATATGGTTGAGTTTGCTAACTTCTTAGAAAACCGCTTTAAGGTGGCGCCGTCCGGTAGCTTTAGAGGTATTATGCAAGACACTATTGGCTCACAGGTTATCGATGCAGCAAGTAACGATACGCTATGGGGCGCGGCTAAAGACTTGGGTAAGTCAGCCTGGGAGAAAACTCGGGGCATTAATGACGATGAAGCGATAAAATCATTGTATGAACTGATACGCAAGGGGCAGCAATAATGGCAAAGCTAGAGCCAATGGATAAAGCGGAGATCGAGAATATCGTCTCCGATGCGGTAGACGAAGCTGTTGACTTTGTTGAATCAGAAATTGCTGAAGATCGAATCAAGGCGCAGCGCTACTTTGATGGCGAGACTGATATTGGTTACGAAGAAGGCCGCTCAAAAGTAGTCTCTACTAAAGTCCGCGATACCGTGCGCAATATAAAGCCCTCGCTTTTGCGTATCTTTATGTCTAACGATAAAGCTGTAGAGTTTGTACCTAAAGAGCCTCAAGATGTGCCAATGGCAGAAACGGCCACTAGCTACATCAACTGGTCATTTTCAGGAGCGGGCGGATTTCGCTTGCTAACTGACGCCTTCCACGATGCGCTTGTTAAAAAGCAAGGCGTGCTAAAAGCCTACTGGGATAGCTATTCTGTTGGCGAGATTCACTCGTATTCTAACCTGACTGACGATGAATACTACGCCATTGCTAACGATCCTGACATTGAAATCCTAGAGCACTCTGAGGAGATCGAAATGGAGGTGCAGCAAATGCAGACTCCAGACGGCCAGGTCATTGAGCAAGAAGTAGAAACTAAAACGCACGATTTAAAAATCAGCTACTCTCGCGAAGAGGGTAAGTTGTGCGTTAAGTCTGTGCCTCCGGAGGAGTTTTTTGTTGACCGTAATGCTACGTGTCTTGAGGATGCATACGTTGTCGCCCATCGAGCTGAAATGCGTGTTGGTGACCTGGTTGCTATGGGGTTTGATTTTGATGAGGTGTCTGAACTTGACGCTCTAACATCAGGCTCTACTGGCGACGATATGGAGATTTACGAGCGCAAGGGCTACATGGAGGATGATCAGTCAGAGTCGGTAGCCGATCCATCTATGAAGCTTGTAATGGTCACTGAAGCCTACATGAAGATGGACATTGAAGGCACGGGCGTGCCAATGCTGTATAAGTTCATGCTAGGCGGTACTAAGTACAAACTGCTTGACTATGAGCTGTGGGATGAAATTCCTTTTGCAGTGTTTGAAGTTGATCCAGAGCCGCACGCCTTTTATGGCCGATCAATTGCTGATCTGGTGCTTAATGACCAGGACGCTGCCACTGCAATGCTGCGTGGCATTCTTGATAACGTGGCGCTAACTAATAACCCGCGTCTTGAGGTCCAAGACGATCTAGTCAACATTGATGACCTCCTAAACAACGAGATCGGTGCGGTTGTGCGTGTACGTCAGAACGGTGCTGTTCAGCCGTTGGCGGTTCCGTTTGTGGCAGGCTCCACTTTACCAGCCTTGCAGTACATGGATATGCTAACAGAGACTAAGACGGGCGTATCTCGTGCATCTCTGGGCCTTGATCCTGATACTTTGCAGAACACATCAGCTACTGCAGCTAAGCTAGCCGCGCAAGGCGGTCAGGGCCAGATTGAAGTCATTGCGCGTAATTTAGCTGAGTCTGGGTTGCGCCGCCTGTTTAAGCTAATGCTTAAGTTGATGGTTAAAAACTCTCCTGAGCAGCAGCTTATGCGCTTGAATGGCGCCTTTGTACCAGTTGATCCTAGAGTGTGGAATACGTCTATGGATGTTACTGTAAACGTAGGGCTTGGCACTGGGCAAGAAGATCTTAAGCTGGCTACGCTAAATCAGGCTGTGCAAACTCAGATGATGATTTACCAACAATATGGCGCTCAGAATGGTCTGGTTACGCTAACGCAAATACGCAACACCCTGGCAGATATTCTAGCGTTGGGCGGTTATCGTAACGCCGAGCGCTATTTCTCGCCTATGACGCCTGAGGTTGAGCAACAGATTATTCAACAAGCTATGCAGGCGCAGCAGGCGCAGCAAGGGCAAGACCCTAACGCCGCTAATGCTCAAGCAATCATTCAGGCAGAGCAGATTAAAGCCCAGGCTAAACTTCAATCTGATATGGCTAGAATACAAGCTACCCAGCAAGCTGACGCGGCTAAGATGCAGCTGCAAGCACAGACAGACGCGGCTAAGCTACAAGCTAGCCAGCAGGCTAAGATGGCCGAGCTATCGCAGCGCCAGCAGAACGACCTTAATAAGTTGCGCACTCAGTTTGAGCTAGCTGCGCGTGAAGATGATCTTAACCGCGATAAGATGCATCAAGACTTACTAATAGAAGCTGCTAAGGTTTTGGGTCAGTACGGCAGCGCGGTGGATGTAGAGCGCGTACGCGCTATGCAGCAAGCACCTAGGGATGACCAAGGGAATCTGATGTGATTAATCTAACCGCTGGTGATGTACAACGCATTTTAAGAGATGAGACTTTTCAAGAGATCATTCGTAGAGTACGTCAGCAGCAGATTGATATTTTTGTTAATTGCCACAGAGCAGAAGATGAGGCGTTGAAGGATGCCAAGTACATGCTTGAGGCAATTAGCAGGATAGAGCAGGCTCTCCAATCAGTAGTAGCTGACGAGGCCATAAAAAAGAAGCGTGAAAAACTAAAGTAGGGACGTTCGTATGAGCACCGAAAATGCAATGAGCCTGGACCAAGCGGTTGAGGCATTTATGGCTGTAGAAGAGCCTGTTCAAACAGAAGAATCTTCTGCTATAATGGAAGATGACATCGCAACTAATGATGTTGAAACAACCGAGGATGATTCCGACGTTGATTACTCGGACGATGAAGAATCTGATGAGAATGATACCGATGAAGAATTTGCTGAAGACAATGACGAGCCAGATCAATCTGAGCCTTCTAAATTCACTGTTAAAGTAGACGGTGAAGAATTAGAGGTAACTCTTGAAGATCTCAAGCGAAGTTTTGCTGGACAAGGCAAAATTCAGAAGGGTATGCAAGCCGCAGCTGAGGCGCGCAAACAAGCTGAAGCCATTCAACAACAAATGGCAGCAGCTGCGCAACAGCTACAGGCAATGTACCAGCAGGTGCAGCAGCAAGGGTTTATAGCGCCGCCAAAAGAGCCTAGCCGAGAACTGTTTGATAGCGACCCCATTGGTTATATGGAAGCTAAAATGCAGTACGAAGACAAGCTCAAGGCGTTTAATGAGCAGCAAGCGCAAATGACGCAGCTGCAGCAGCAACAGATGCAACAGCAGCAGGCACAACAGCAACAAATGCTGCAGTCTGAAGTTGAGGCGCTGAGGCAAAAAATTCCTGAATTATCCAACCCTGAAAAGGCGGATAGATTTAGAGCGGATTTAGTAAGTACTGCAAGTGAGTATTATGGCTACTCACCAGAAGATCTTTCAGGCGTGACTGATCATCGCGCTTTAATGGTTTTACGCGACGCTATGATGTGGCGCAAGAGTCAGAAAGGAAGATCTAAGGTGGATGAAAAAGCTAAGAAAGCTCGCCCGGTAATTAAGCCTCAGGCTAAGCGTACTGCAGACCCTAAGCGCGTGCAGGTGCAAAAGAGCAAAGCTCAACTGAAAAAGTCAGGTAGCGTAGAAGACGCACTGGCGCTTATGTTCCAATAATTTAACTTGAGGTAATTAGTCATGGCACAGCCTACTAACACGTTTGATTCATACGACATGACGGGTATTCGTGAAGACCTGTCTGATGTAATTTACGATGTGTCTCCTTCTGAGACTCCTTTCTACTCTGCTTGTGCAAAAGCTAAAGCAAGTAACACCTACCACGAATGGCAGACTGATGCACTTCGCGCATCCGCTGACAACAAACACGTTGAAGGTGATGAGACAACTGCTGAAGCGCGCACCGCTACTTCACGTCTCGGCAACTACACTCAAATCTTCAAAAACGCCGTTACCATTTCTGGTACTGATGACGGTCTAAACAAAGCAGGCCGCGCTAAGGAAATGGCTTACCAAATTCTAAAGGTAGCCAAAGAACAGAAGCTAGACATAGAGAAGGCACTGTTTGCTAACAACGCTCGCGTAGCTGGTAACTCTACTACTGCTCGTGAACTTGCTGGCGCTCCTGCATGGATGATCACCAACACCGTATTCGGTGCTAACGAAGGTGCTGATCCTACTGGTGACGGTACTGATGCGCGTACTGATGAGACTACTGCTCCAACAGCATTCTCACAGACTAAGTTCGACACTGTTATGCAGTCAATCTGGGAGCAAGGTGGGAAGCCTGATGTAGTCTACTTGTCGGCCTTCCAAATGAACGTCGCACTTGGCTTTACTGGCATGAACAACCAGCGCTCTACTATTGGTGCTGCTGTTGGCGGCACTAACGCTGTAGTAAATGCTATGGACGTTTATGTAACTCCATGGGGTACTGTAGAGTTTGTTCCTACTCGTGAGAACCGTTCGCGCGATGTGTTTGTAATGCAGAGCGACATGTGGAAAGTAGGCGTACTGCGTCCTACTAAGAACACTGAACTTGCTCGCACTGGTGACTCTATGAAGCGCCAGGTTATCACTGAGCTAACGCTTGTTTGTGCCAATGAAAAGGCTTCAGGCATCATTGCCGACAACACTACTTCTTAATAGGACATTATGTCTAAACTAGGGTAGAATAAAGGGAGCTTCGGCTCCCTTTTGTTTGGAGGATTTATGAAATATAAAGTTGTAATCAGCACCTTGTTCGTTGATGGCGTTAAATACCGCAGAGGCGATGTTATTGAGACTGATAAAGACTTAGGCACTCGCGCAGAGCCTGTTATAGACGCGCCAGTTGTTGCGGAAGTAAAACCCAAGCGTAAGCGCAAAGCTAAAGCGGAGATCGAAGCAGATGAAGATCGGTGAAAAGGCTTTTGAGGATGATGGCAAGCTAATCATCCAGAAAACGCACGACTTTAACCCTGTGCTTAAGCAGATGGAGCAAATTCGCTCTGCGGGTATTAAGAACATGGGCGATGGCCCAGATAATGCAGAAAACCGGTTTGTAGGTCGCATACCTTTAGCTCTGATTGAAGAGTGGTGTAAAGAGGCCGGTGTTAGCTGGGACGATACTCACGCACGTGCTGAGGTTGTTAAGCGCAAGATCCTATCTGGGGATTTTGATAAGTTCCGATCTGACTGGAAAGGAAGCTACTAATGACTACGCCACAAGTTCAAGGCCGTAACGTGATGGG